TATGTTGGCCTCCATATAAAACAATTAATAAGGAGTTAGGTTTTGTTGATGATTCGATTAATAAATATAACAAAATATTGGTAGAGTTAGATTTAATAAGAGTTGGAAATGCAGGATTATGGTATTATAAAGATGATATTAATAAAGCACTAAAAGAGAGTTGTAATATTTATACTTTATTCACCAATGAAGAAGAATCTACTCATAATCTTAAAGAAGGAATAAAATATTGGAAGAAATTAGATACAAATCAGAATAGAGTATTCAAAGGTACTAGGGAGTATGAAAACAATAATAGAAAACTTAATGGAGAATTAGGTTCAATTATTAAGAAAGAAAATTTAGGAACTGTAACAGCAGAAGATATTGTTAGAAAAGGTGAAATATTAGCATCAACAAAACCTGATGAAGAGAAATATAAAATAATGTCAATATTAGATGCTAATGAAGGAGAATTACTATCCAATATATTTGAGAGTAAAAATATTGATATTTCTGATAAGTATTATGATTTGGAGAAATCATTAGGCTTGATGGATGGAGAAAATTTAGCAAAAGGTATTAAATATGAAGATTATAAATGGGTAATGATTAATTATAAAGAAAATGAGCATCAAAAGTTTGTAGATTATGTTATTAAGAAAAAGACAGATGTATTTGATATCATAGATAATCGTACATCAGCAGAGACTAAGGGTAGAGGGTTACAAAACAATAAGAGGAAAGTAATTGTTAAAGATACTGCGAATGTAACTGTAAGCAAAGAACCAGATATATTCGAAGATTGGTTTGAATATGAAGAGGATAATGAATGTGATAATAATTTGACTGATGAAGAATATCAAGCAAAACAAGAATGTATTGAGTTGAATCGTGCTCAAATACCCGATGAAGTGTTGAGAGAAATAGAGGAAGATATGTACAATAGGAATAAAGAAAATATCTTTGAGATGTTTTTATAAATTATAAACCAATAAATAAAATATTCCTTTACTTTTATTACCTCACGATGTATAATTATTATGAAGTGAGGTGATAAGATATGTTTGAAATATTTTATGATAATAATAATCGTGAAATAATAAAATGTGGCAATAATAATTGTAAATCTAATAACTGCATTGTCAGATATGATTACTTTGATGAAGAAGATAGAGAGTTAGATTTATTGAGGGAATTTTATGTCTGTTTGGATTGTGGAGAAAGTGAATTGATTGGATATAATAAATAAAGGAGGATTAAATGAGAGAAGACTACACGATAAATAAAATATCTAAATCAGAAGCAAAAGAAGTCTTAAATAAATATCATTACTTATCTCATCAAGGATTTTCATTTAGAAGTGGTCATAATTATGGATTATTTCTGAGTGATAAAATAATTGGAGTAGCAATATTTCATTCACCATCTGTCCCAGAAACAGTAAAGGGAATGTTTGGATTGGCAAGAGATCAACAGCAAGGAATTTATGAATTAGGAAGATTAGCATTAGATCCAAGTATATATGAGAAAAATTTAACTTCATGGTTTTTAAGTAGGGCAATAAAATTATTAAGAAAAGAAATAGAAGTTAAAGCAATATTATCATATGCGGATAGTAGTTTACATAATGGATACATATATCAAGCAACAAATTTTAAATATTATGGATTGACTGCTAAGAAACCTGATTTTTGGATATTACAAGAAGATGGTACATATGTAAAACATCAAAGAGGTAAGGTAAAAGGATTAGTAGGAGAGTGGAGACCGAGAACTAGAAAACATAGATATTTATTGGTGTATGATAAATTATTGGAATGCTTATGGGAAGAGCAATCGTATCCAAAAGGAGATAATCTTAGTACATATAACTATAAAAATAATATTATAGTTGCTAATGAAAATATATTGTGGTATAATTCTTTAAAAGAAGACAAAACTAATGATAAATTATGTGGAGTAATTTAATTGAAGGAGTTGTATTTATGAGCAAATATTACGATGTAGAATTTCAATTAAAGGATAAGGATGTGTGGATTAGAGTGAATGACAACATTGCAAATAGTAATGAGGATGCAATTGTATTAGCTATTTCTAAACTTAAAAATATAATGAATATTGATGTAAATAAGCATAATTATTCTGTAGATGTGGTTAATGAGGAAAATCATGATTAAAAATATTGATACGATTGAAACTGTGACTCTTACCACATATGATGATAACAATATAGCAATAGACAAAGAGTTTACAATTCCTACTAAATATGCGAGAGAAAAGATAATGGAGAAATTTAATCAAACACTTGAATTTTTCTTAGATAATTATACTTTGGGAGATACAGAGTGGTTGATGGTGATAGCAGAGAATGATGGAGTTTTGATAAAATAATTTAATAATTTGATTGTATTAAAGAGAGTCAAACCAATAACTCTCTTTTTTGTTTTGTCTAGATTATGAAGTTAAAAGAATTATTCAGCAAATGCAAGAAGATATAAATGATGATGATTTTTATGATTATTATTGATTTGTTGGGATAGTAAGTAACAAATAAATAAAATCCCCATTGACATAAACGCTAAAATAATTTATCATAATAAACATAAGTGATTAATTTTCATTTTTCATTTATACACTCTTTCTTTCATCCTCAAGAGGGAGTCTTACTTATTAGTAGGATTCTCTCTATTTTTTCCAACTTTACCTTTTGACATATGATTGCTTGTCCACTATAATTATTGTGATAAGAGGTGATTAAATAATGCCAATTAACAAAGACAATCTAGGAAAGTGCTATGAATTAAGTCTACAATTTATATTATCTCATCATGACTGGAAATTAGTTCATGGAACTATTACAAATTTATATCCTCCGAATCAAACCATCGATCATGCTTGGTGTGTAAAAGATGATATTATCAGAGATGCAGTATATGAAAAAGATTTTCCTATTATTGTGTATAATGCTTTATTTAATGCAAAAGTTGTTAAGGAATATAGTTTTAATGAAGTTATTGATATGATGAATGAGTTTGAAACTTATGGGCCTTGGCATGATATTGAAGATGAGGTTGATGGGATTAGTGGAGATTATTATGATGAAAATGGGAATATTAGGGATGAGTGGAAGTGATATAAGTTTTAAAGGAAAGTAGGATTGCTTTTCTTTTTTTGTTTTGTTTGCAAAGTTAAAAATAATATTATCCAACAAAAGTATGTATTTATATTATGCAAAGGAGTAAATAAATGGAAAATTCATCTGATATAAAAAGTATTACGGTGATAAAGTCTGGATGCTACGAAGATTTACCATTACAGTTGCAACAAAATATTAATAGAGTTAAGGAAAAAGTTAAACGTCCAATACAGTATATTAGAATTAGTAATTTAGAACAGAAAATAAGAGATATATTGGGGTGAAATATGAATAGTAATGATAGAGTTTTTATTGTTAGTAAAGAAAAGTCAAAACAGTTTTTAGAAGATAGTAAGAAGAATGTTATTAGTCCTGAATTTTTAAAGAAGTGTTTGTATGCTTATAAGATGTTGAATAAGAAAAATACATAGGAGGAAATTATTATGTCTGGATTAACACCTAAAAAGAAAGAAGAATTAAAACAGATGATGGGAAAGTATTCTGGGAAGGTTGGTTTGAGTTTGTTGAGTTTGATGGATAAGAAAAGGGTTATTGTTTCGATGGAAGATGGTTTAGATGTTTTAGAAGCATTAGAGGATATTAGTTATATTGAGTGGGTTGATTGGCCTGATGATGTTTTGAGTGGTAAGAAGAGGGTTTTGGTTTGTGGGTGTGAGAGAGATTGTTAGGGATAAATAGAAGATAATAATTGGTTTTGAGAGTTGAAATAGACTCTCTATTTTTATGTGGAAATTTAGGTTTGGTAATGATTTTGGATTTTATGGTTGCTTCATTGGGGATCGATACCCGATGTATCGTTGGATTCTTTTAGGATTTGATGATTTTGAGTGTAAAACTAGACGCTTACTGCCTTTAACAGTAGAGCGTCTTATTCCATTTGTGGAACTCTGATTAAAGGGAAAGAGGTAGATAAATATTATGGGATTGATAACAAAAGAGGTTTGGGTTACTGTTGGAGGACCAAGTACAAAATATTATGAAGAGTTGGGATATAAGATACCTAAAACTAAAGATAAAAAGAATAGAATGGTTGTTGTTAAAGGAACAAAGATACTAGTTAAAACAGAAGATATTTTTAAAGGTTCATCCCTGCTTGTAGATGCTGAGTGTGATTGCTGTGGAAATAAATTACAACAAGTAAAATATCTTAATATCCATTTTTACGAGGATAAATATTATTGTCAAAAATGTTTTAATAATGAGTATGAAGAATGGATGAATTTTAAGAAATGGTGTTACACATACTTATCAAAAGAAGAAGCAGATATAATAATGTTAAAATGGGATTATATTTTAAATAAAATGGGGCCAAGTGAAGTAGGATATGGGTCTGAAGGTATCAATAAAAAGGGACATTGGTTCAAATGTTTAGATCATCCTGATCATGGGTCGGAATTGCATAATATTAATGATTTTACAAACAGAAGAAAAGGTAGTCTTATTACGTGCAGAAAATGCAACACCTTGAGAGCCACTCATCCACATCTAGTTAAATTCCTAAATAACGATGAGGATGCTGATAAATATTCAAGAGGGTCAAAAACTAGTGTCCCTATGCATTGTCCTGATTGTGGGTATGAGAAAGATTTTTTAATATGTACATTGGTAAATCAAAAATTTACTTGTCCACGCTGTAGTGACAGAGTAAGTTATAATGAAAAATTTATTATTTCATTGTTTGAACAATTAAGTTTAAACTTTAAACCACAATTATCAAAAACAACTTTTGAGTGGTGTAGTAGTTATAGATATGATAATTATATATATGATATAGATTGTGTTGTAGAGGCAATGGGTATACAACATTATGAAGAAATTAAAGGTTGGAATTCATTAAAGGAAGTACAAGAAAATGACAAAATTAAAGAAAATTTAGCAAAAGATAATCACATAAAAAATTACATAATACTATATTGCAGAAAATCAGAAGATTTAAAATGGATAAAAAATAGTATTATGTCTCGTAATATAACTCGCCCAAACCAACCATGTCTTGCTGAGTTGTTAGATTTTAAAGAAGAAGATATTGACTGGTTAAAAGCACATAAAGATGGTTTGAAAAATTTAGTGAAGATTTGTTGTAATATGTGGTCTAGTGGAATTAGAAATACAGTTAAAATTGCTGGTATTTTAAAATCAACCACTTCTGGTACAGTTGGTAAGTATCTTAAACAAGGGGCAGAATTAGGTTGGTGTGACTATGACCCTAAAGAGGTTATGGCGAATCAAGAATATAATTATAAAAAAGTGATATGTTTGACAACAAACAAGGTTTTTGAAAGTCTCGTTAGTGCAGGAAAAGAGTATGATATAGAAGCATCAAGTATATCTGCATGTTGTAGAGAAAATTGCACTAATATAACAGCAGGTAAACATATTGAAACAAAAGATAAATTAGTTTGGATGTTTTATGAAGATTATATTTTAAAAACAGAAGAAGAAATTAAAAATATATTAAATAACGCATTAAAAACCCATAAGTTCAAAAAACAGGTAATATGCCTAACTACAAATAAGGTTTTTGATAGTGGAGTAGATGCAAGTAGAGAATATAATATTGATGAATCTGGTGTAATTAAAGGATGTAAGGGGATACAGTCATTTGTAGGTAAGCACCCAATCACAAATGAGAAGTTGATTTGGATGTATTATGATGAATATTTATTAAAGTCAGAAGAAGAAATTAAGGAGATATTAAATAATAAACAAGGTAAAATACCTTTACATTTTGTAAAAATAATATGTCTAACCACAGGGGAAGTTTTTAATTCTCAAATAGAAGCATCAAGAAAGTATAATATAAATAACACAAATATTAGTGCATACTTGAAAGATAAGGAGCGTCATAAATATACAGGTAAGCATCCAGAAACAGGAGAACAGATGACATGGGAATACTATGATAAATATCTGCAACAAATAGCAAAATAATATTATAGAGCAATCACAGTTAATTTGTGATTGCTCTATTTTTTACCAAAAATTACTTATTCAACTTCTCTAACTTCTTCTGATCATCTTCTTTAATATTCCGAATTGCATGATCAATCCCAAATTCAATATAATCACCCAATGTCTTACTAACAAAAGAGACACTTGAACTTCCATTAACTATTCTCTTTTCATCCCCACCTTTAAATATTCTATCCCAAATTGGACAATCGGATTGAAGGATAATTCCTCTCCATTGACCTATTTGAATTATACTTCTAAGTTTAGATAATTTAGTTTCCCAATCTTCTTTGCCATATAATCTAGAACTTATAGCAACATAACCATGAAACATTAATAATTCAAGCGTTAGGTCATCTCTTATTCTCATTAAATCCCTATCTTCTTTTGAGACGTTGCCAAAATATTCTGGGAAAATACTTATTAATTTACTAAAGAATTTGGTCAAATAATCACCAACTAATTCAACATCGTCCTCAGTAATAAGTTTATAATTCTTTTTGATTGCGTCACTTAATGTTCCAAATGTTACAATCTTGTTTGTACCTTTTGTTCTTGTGTTGTCTGTCTCAATTTTATCTCTAAGAACCGAGGTCATAAGCCTTCTAACAATCATATTGGCATAATCGTATATATCAAGAAATTTAACTTTAGATGCTTGAATTTTAAGTTGGTGAAATCCGTACTCTTTAAAGATAAGCCCTCCACCGATTTCTTCTTTGTGTTCAATTGCGGTGATAAATTCATAATCCCAAGGACTGTCCATTGTTTTTTGATTCTTTTTAATGTTCCATTTTTTAAGCCATAAACGACTTGCGGAAATGCGGTGCCAACCATCTACGGCATCGAGAACCCCCGACCCTGTAAGTGTTTTGCTATCTTCGTCAAAAACAAGAGGATTTAATATATTCCCTCCTTCATCCTTAATTATTCGAGCGTTGAGGGTTATGAGCATTCCATTTAGTTCGCCGGATATTAACTGCTCGTATATCTTTTTTACTTTAGAAGCCATTAAAAACGGGGTTGTCTCGCCATTTTTCTTCTTTTTTCTTGAGCGTTGTGTATTTTCATTATAAAAAATTACACCGTCATTTGCCATGGTAGCAAGCATTCCAGCAGATATATTTACGGAATATTTTCCGACTTTCTTTTTAATTATTACAGGTGAAGCGTCCTCTAGTTCCCACTCAGGCATTTCTTCTGTTTTTTTGGTTAAATTGCTTAACGTTGGCATGTCATTCATATTCACTATATTCCCCATATTTCTTTCCCTCATTTTCTGCTTCAATTCCTCATCAGTCATTACCCCTTTATTACTCTCACTCTCACTTTCACCCTTATTCACCACACTATCGCCAACCTCTCCATCTCTGCTCCCTCTATCCCAAATTTTATCACTCTCAGATTCCACTTCCTTAACCAATTCCATTTCATGTTGTTGAACCATATCCTCATCCCCAATAATCTCATTAAATCCAACTGCCACCTGACTTTTAGTTTCATTTACCATCCCTAAAACCTCTTCCTTTACCTGATTAACCAAACCAACATCCATTTGATTAAACCTATCCTTTTCTTTACTTTTTCTTGCCATATCCTGTATATCCCCTTCCGTTCCCATATTTTCCATATTTCCACTTTTATCAAATTTAAAAATCATAGTAAAAAACTCCTCTTCTTATAATATATAATCATTTTATTAATTTCGCAAGTTTTTAGCACTAGTTTTTATTAAATTTATTGAAAATAATCCTGAAAAAGAAAGGAGCAAGCCAAAACTCACTCCATAAATTACACTTATCACAATGCAAATACCAACACTTTTGCAAACAACATCAATCCACCTAATAATATTGAACCTCCAACTATTTGTGTTTTTGCATTATCCGATACATTATCAGGTTGAACTATAGGTGGAAATACTGGATCTTTTATCTCTTGTGTTTCTCCTGCATCTGTAGTCAAATGAGTTTTTACTTTAGATATTAATTTTTCAAGATTATCATTATCTTTGAAATGTTTTCCAATTTCTACCTCAATTTCATCAGTAACACCTTCTGCTGTAACAGTTCTCCTATATTTAAAAATATCTTTATCATATTTTCCATTATCTGCTCTGCCTTTTATTTTGTTTTGCACATATCTTCCAATTCTATCTAATCCACCTAAACTTGCTAATTGCATATTTGATGGAACTGCTACAATCATATCTCCACTACTTAGTTTTTTATTCCATTCTTGCAAAGTTCCATATCCTAAATTTGGATTAGATTCTAACCAAAACATATTATTGTTTTTTGACATTGGATAGAGATAATATAATTTATGATATGTTTTAGTTACATAGTCTGTTGGAGTAGCTTTTACTGCAAAAGGATTTACCAACGCAACACCTATTAGTATCATCATTATTGATAATGCTAAACTTTTACGAATAAATGATTTTTTTAATATAATCATTCTTAATTTCATATAATTACCCCTTTCTTTTTCAAGAATAAGAATTCTGCGTCTAGAACTTCCATAATATCATCGCGTGATAATGCTGTTTCCCACGCGATAAAATCAATCAATTCTTGTTCTTCAATTTCAGGAATTTGACTAGTATTAACTAACAACCACTTTCGATATTCTCTTTCACTTAACCAATGGTTTGAATATTTTATGACAAATTTACGAAACAATTCTTTGGCATTTGTAGTTTTCACATGAACACCTCTTTCTATTACAATCATTTTAAATAACCAATTGGATCAACAGTTTTACCATTAATTCTAATCTCGAAATGTAAATGATTCCCAGTTGAATTGTTTCCAGTTGATCCGATTTCCGCAATTTTTTCACCACTAAAAACCATTTTACCTTCCACAACAACAACTTTTGAACAATGAGCATAAAGAGTTTCATAACCATTACCATGATCAATAATAACGTGTAATCCATATGGGCCTTCAGAATTAATAATCTTCCCAACTTTACCTGTTCTGCTAACTTTAATCGCATCTCTTAAATTTCCTGCAATGTCTAAACCATGATTGTTTTCATTGTATCCTTGTGTAATTTTACCCTTAATAGGCCAATCAAATTTTGCTCCTAAATATCTTTCCCATACATTTTTATACCCAACATCCATAGTTTCACTATTGCTTTCAATTCCTAATGCATTACTAACTTTTTCCTTTCCACCACTATAAGTCATAGCAATAGAATGAATGTCGTCACTAAGTTGTTTTAGAGGGGTAAGAGTACATGATAAAACCATTAATCCTAGACTCACAACTGCCAACCATTTGATTGCTAATGCCATCTCTCTACCTGAAGTATGTCTAACGTAAATATAGACTACTAAATATAAAGCACTTAATCTTACAAAGTTCTCAATCATTTAAATACTTCTTTTACTTTATTAAGGAAATCTAGAGAAGCATTCAATACTAAGAGAGTAACGAGTATTAAACCTAGTGTATCAGCATAATATGTCCATTCGCCTTTCCCAAATATTTTTAACCCCATTTTCACCACTTGTAAACCCACAGCGATGCCAAGAATAGCTAAAATCGGGGTAGCTGCTTGAATCCCTGGGAACATTTTAATTCCTCCTTTTTTGTCAAATGAAGTTTTAAACAAAATTTTTTAATCTCGTCTATAGTAAGTAATTCTACAGAATATGGAAATGACTTGTCTCTATTGATTATTTTCTGAATCTTATTCTTTGCGGTATCACCTCCATCCGTCACAATTAAAACTACAAAAGTTTGATTTTTGGACAAGTCTATCCACCAATAAGTAGAGATACCCTGTTGTCTATCTTTAATTAATTTTTCTGCCAAGAAGTTATATTGCTTGATTTTTTTAAATTCATTGCCTGATTCATATCTAGTAAATTCATTGAAATATATCTTTTTATCATTAAAGGTATCAAATGTTATGAATTGGTCTGGTTTTATAATTGGTAAGAATTGAGTTGGTTCATTTTCAAAAGTAAGATTTATATAATTACTTGCTCTAGAATTGAGGATTAAAAAAGTATAAACCCATGATTTCCCTAATGTATGCTCAATATTCTTAGGTTTTTTCTCATCAAATAGCCAAAAGTAATCTTTCTCTAAAAATGAAATTCTATCACCTCTCTTAATCCTATGTTTTTTCTCTAATCTCCTACAACAACGATGTACCATTTCAATTGAAAGACCTTGAAATTCAAGTAAATGGATTTGTGTTGTGTTCAAGCAGATACAACGTTCTAGATGTGCCAATACTCTTAAATCTCGGTAATAACCCTTTGTATGATTTGTTTGATTCATAATCGTAGACCTCCCCTTGAATATCTGTATATGGCATAGGATATTGAATTAATTTAGAGAGTAATTCTTCATATCTATCTGGGTCTGATACTACGCTAGGAAAGTACATAGATTGAACTTCTATTTCCTCATCCCAATCAAATATTGCTCTTCCTTTTGCTTTTTTAGGAATGAATGCTGCCTTTGAATTACCTAAAACCATATTAGAATTTATAGGGTCTTTTACACGGTATACAAGATTTCCGTCAAACATAGCTTTAAGTTCAGAAAAATTACCTATTTTACCAAGACTATTTGCGCTCGGCCTTTGAATTGCACCAATGCTAAATATACCTTGTGAACGACCTTGATGAAGTAATCTGTTAAAAGATTCATATGCCGGAGAAGTGAATTCTGCCATCTCATCACAAATGACTACAATTGCTGGCATTTTGTTGCCTAGTTTTAAAAATTCAGGAAAATTTCTAGCTCCAGTTTTACTAACAATTGGTGATCTTCTGTCATTCTCATCATTAACTTGTTTTAATAATTTCTCAATATGTTGAGGTTCTTTTGCCCACATAGCACCATACTTTTCAAAATATTTAAATTCACCTAATTTTGGGTCACAAATTACTGGAATTACAGATGGTTCTTTATCCATGCTTTTTATACTGTTTATTAGTAGCATTGTATAAATGGCAGTATGACTGAAATTTGACTTGCCACTCCCCATCATCCCACAAACGAGCAATGTTAAAATCTCTGCTAAATCCTTTACAATAAATCCATTAATTGAATATCCAAAAGGAATAGGAATTACCATACCCTTTTTTAGATATGGACTTGGATCAAAATTATAAGGATATGTTTTTGTTCTATTTACATTAGAGATAGTCATATGAACAGCCATTCCATGTTGCTCAATTTGGCAATTACCTGTTTCTCCTAAAGCATCTGCAAATGTCTGTTCTAGTTTTTTAAAATTTTCAAAGTTTAATCCGGCAGGAAGATTAATTACAAAAAACCAAGTTTGATTATTATGTTCATCTAGACTTTTGATTCTTTGAATTACCTCTTTGATATTTTTAGGTCTACCTAATTTAGTTCGTTCTGCTACATCTTCATCATTTGGTTTTACAAGATGTCTCTTGATAATTATCGGTCGATAATCTTCTCCATAATGAAACACAATTACATCGTAGACTTTTGCAGGAATCCCACCACCACGTTCTTTCCCTTTTTTCCATTGTTTAATTGCAATATCATAAGCATCCAATTTTTTTGACATAAATTCACCTTCTTTATAATGATTATGAATAAGTAACAAAAGTGTGTATATACGTTTGCTAAAACCTTATTCAAAACGTTTGCTTATACAAACGGTGAACAAGTTTAAAACCGCATGTAGCAAGGATTCTAAAATCAAAGAAGAGAAGGAGGAACAATGTGACGACTGATATAATTGAATGTATGTGAGGGGATGGCAGATAATGTTTGGTAAATATTGCGAGGTTGTGATAAAAAGGATAAAACAAAATAAGGTAATCTAAAAATATCCTAAAATAAGGATATAATAGATTACCTTATATGATACTTATATAATAAAAAATTTTTTATTACTTGATTAGATTTAATATGCTGGCAGAACACGCAATTACTAATGATGATCCAGAAACAATAAAAATAACTCCTATCAATGCCATAGCTATTCAACTCCTTTGGAAATTATCATAAGTTTAATATCTCCAAAGAAAAGATAAATATACATTTCAAGTATGGGTATACAAAAAGTTTACTAGTATACAAAGGTATACTTATTAAAAGTAGTATATTAAAAGAAAAAGCCCTGATTTTTCAGGACTAAAAATTAATCATCAAACATCTAACTATCACGTCTATATAATAACTTTTCTCATCCTCTAGCATTGCTTTGTCCTGATTTTCAAAAAATAATCACATAACATTCTTCTAATTATAAAAATAGATATACTAAGATAAATAAACTTGTCATAATAAATATGTCTATCTATGTATGTAAATATATCTACAATTGTAGACAAACATATATACTTACAACTGTAGATATATCTACATACAATTGTATACTTGCAAAAGTACACAATAAGTGATAAACTACACTATATAAAATATCATTTAGGGGGAATTTGTAATGAATGAGGAAGTAATATTAGGTCTTGATGCAGGAAATTCATATTATAAAACTAGTAAAGGGATAGTTTTGAGAGCAAGGATTAAGTTTAATACTGAGGGTGATGGTCTACTCAAAAGTAATACTTATCTAGTTAAAAAAGATGGTTTGAGTCATCTTGTAGGCGACCCAGAAGGCAAAACCTACATCAATCCAGATAAATACACTACAGCACATTTTGATTTGTGTACATTAACTGCTATTGCCCTAAGTTTCCCAAACTGTAAAGATATCAAAGTAAAATTAGTTGTTGGTACTCCTGCAGGGTACTATAAGCAACATGCAACAAGTTATCTAGAAAAGTTAAAAACCATGGGGCCACAAACAATTAATATCGGTGATGGTAGAGGTAATATCAATATTGAAATCACTGATTCTATTTGTTACATTCAATCTGGAATCACTGATTCTCAAAAAGAAAAATATGATTATCCCCTATTAGTTTTAGATTTTGGTGGTGGAACTTTAGACGCTTCATTATGGCGCAAAGGTGATGATATTAACCCTGAAAATACTGAAGTAATTTTAGATTCAAAAGTTAGTTATACTCAATTTGGTTTCGATCAAATATTGGAACAAATGACAACGACATTTAATTCTAAAAACGGGACTAAATTTAAGCCTCATGAATTATTGCAGTATCTCAAACGGTCAGAAATTACATTGCGAAAACAAAGTTATGATCTACAAAGGACAAAAGATGAAATTCTTACAGACTATATTGACAATGTAATTTCTTCTTTAGAGCAAACATTTGATTTACAACAAGCATTAGAAACATGTGTCATGGGTGGCCCTGCTGAAATATTGTTGCCTTATCTTAATATTAAATTTGATAATACAGCAAAATTATCTAGTGAACATCCTCAATTAACCAATGCTTTAGCGTATCTTGATGGTGGAAAACAGTATTGGGACTTGGATGAGTAACTATGGGTAGTCTAAGAAAATATGTTGGCACAAATCTTAGTTCAAAAAATGATACAATTCTAATCGAGTATGTAAATCAAATGGAAGAACAAGGAATTTCTAATTCACAGTTGGTTAAAACTTGTTTAAAATTTTATATGGATTATTACCCAAAAAAACTTAAACTAGATGAATTTAATGACAAAATTACAGACAACATTGTGTCAGGTAATATTAAGGTTTCTGTAAATAGTGTAAATTCAAGAAAACCGAGAAAGAAAAATGAAGTTATTGTGGATCAACCTGAACTATTAGAGCCTGTAGTGCCTGATAAAAAGAAAGACAGTATTTTTCTTAAAACTATGAATAATCTTATGTCTGAATAATTAATTTCATAATTTATAAACCTCATCCGATAATACAAATAAGTGTTGTTGGATGAGGTTATTTTTTGTTTATATCCACTTGCCTAACCTAATATTTCTTGATATAATACATTCAAATCATAATGTAAACAAATGTTTACATGTAAACATAGTAAACACAGCATTATTACCACCTAAAATGTAAACATTTTTATATAATCTAAAAACAAACTTGGGAGGAATTAATCATGAATGAAAATGAAGAGCAAAGAAAATCATCTCCATCTTCCACACTTTCCATCAGACTAGATAATGATGAAGGTAAAACTGAATGGGCCTCACTTCAAAATCGCACAGGATTAAACTCAAAAGATTTACTATTAGATGTGATAAGATTAAAGAAAGATCAATTAGAAGCAGAATCAGGTGGAATATCTGAGCTTATAACACCTCAAATGATTAAAGTTAAAGAGCATACAGAACGCATAGTTCAAATGTTTACTGAAATCACCCGCAGTGAAGCAGATCAAAAGAAATTCCATATGGAAACAGTTCAAACTTTAACAAATGATTTTAAAACAACTTTAGATTCTCTAAGAGAAAGAATTGATATTGCTGAAAATAGCAAGAAAGATTCTGATAAAGCAAAGAAAGAAGCAGAAGAAAATGCTGATAAATTATCTAAAAGAAATATTGAGTTAGAGGCCGGACATAACAATTCAAATTATTTGATTGAGACATTGAGATTAGAAAATGAAGATATGAGAAAAAGAATTGGATCTGTAGATGAATTAGAAGATTCTATTAGTGAGATGGAAGATTCTAATAAATATTTACAACTTCAATTGAAAGAATCTGAGGGCAAGGCAGTATTTTTAGAGGGGCAATTGATTGAATTGAAGCAGGATAGATTGAAGGAAATTAGTGAATTAAGAGAAAGTTATATGTTGGAATTAAAGGTAATGAGACAAGAAATGAAAGAAGAATGTGATAATAGGATTAGTGAGATGAAAAAGGAAAATGAAAGATTGGAAATTAAAGAGAAAATATGGTTGCCAGTGAATGTTAGGTGAAAACAACATGGACTTTATGAATATTCAATGCTAATATATTTTATATAAAAGGAGTTGAAGTAAATGGATTTAAAAAGTAGGCCGTATAAATTCATACCAGTCCATTGCGAAAACAATGATTTTCCTGACTTTATGTTATCTGCTGATAGTTTAGAAATGAAGGTATTATTTGAAGTAGCTGATAAAACAGATCGAGATGTTAGTGGTTTATTGACAGAATGTCTCCATGAAATGTTTAGAAAAATAATGGGATTGGATTTAGACAATACTACTTATGACGAATGGGAACAAAGTATAGGGAAAGAAGAAGCAAGTAAAAGAATTCAACTTTTGGCAGATATGATTAAGTCTAATAGGAGATAATTTAAAACCACACCAGAATACTTAATTGTATCTGAGTGTGGTTTATTTTTTCGTTTTATTATACGGCCCAACACTTATCCTTTGTGGATAAATTTTGTCGAAGACTATCTATCCACAAGGGAAATTATGATATATACTATTACCTGTGGATAATTTTTCTTCCTAGAAGGAGAATTGTATCAACCTGTCGAATATATCTACTTAGTTCTAATTAACTCAATAAATGCGAAAACACCTGACCTTTGCAAGAGATCAAGTGTTTTCTGAGCATAATGTCCTCAAACGACACTAAGCTTTTAAATTTCTTAAATACATTGTACTCTAAGTTTAAGATAGAATCAAGTATAAACTTAGTGAATAATTTAGTAAGATTGCTAAAGTTAGTGGTGTTGCAGAGATGTACATGCTACTAACTTTTTTATTGAGTTTGATTAGATTTAGTTAAAAATAGACAAAGTAAAACCATTTATTAGCAACGTTCCGGCAAGTTCTTCGCTAATAAATGGTTCGACAAGGCAAAAGTGTTTTAATCTCTTTTTAAATTTTAACACTTTCTGCCCTGCTTTGCAACACGCAAATTAGGAAAGAGGGTTTTTATTTTGTTCAGATTACCAAAACCACAGAAAAACTTTATGGAAGTCCCCAATATTGTTTTTGATGAGTTGATACCAAGAATTAGTAATTTTTCAGCTTTAAAATGTTATTTGTTAATGTTAAGAAAATGTTGGGGTTTTTCAAAAACAGGTGATTGGATCAGTATTTCTCAATTAATTAAATTAACTGGATTGTCTCGCCAATCTTGTATAAATGGAATGAATTGGTTAGAAGAGAATGGTTATATTTGGACGGTTAAAGCAGGGAAAGTTGGGGTAGAGAAAAAAATGTATTTTCTATGTTCAGAAGAAACTGAGGAGCAGGAGCAAATGTTTAAAGAAGGAATGCTCAGTGCAGATAAATTATATGAAATTATGATGGAAGAAAGGAAATCGTAAAATGTCAACCCATCTAAATTCTATACTGGTTTGATGGTACTTATCCACAGAAAACACCTGTCTAAATTCTAGACCCGTATAAGTTTTATACCCGACCAGTCTAAATTTTAGACCCACAAAAGAAACTAATACAAGGTGTATATATCTTACTATTATTACCATTTAGTTATAAAGTTATCCACAGGAGGATTGAAATGCAAAGACAAAGAACATGGGAACTTCAAGAATGCAAAGATTTATATCAAGAATTAATTGATTCAGTTGAATCAGAAGAAATTATAGTGAGTGAAAGAATGAAAGTTATTGCTAAAGAAATAGCAATAATCTCATATTTGAATAATTTAGAACCTAATTTAGAAAATTTTAGAAATAGGGTTGTAAGAGAAAACAAGATTATGAATCATGATGCTTAGATTTATTAATTAATATCAACCCTCCACAATATCAATAAAACCCTCTCCTCCTTCAAATTTTATATCCATTCTACCAAACAATTGCTTCCCTCCATTGCTATATTTTACAGAACTAACATTTTCACCACAACACTCGCATTTCATATCCTTTGTCATGAATAATCCATTATGTGTGGCATCAGGAAACATTGCCTTAATATCGTCATTGAATATATTAATTACTTCTACTTTTGCTTTTTCAAGTGATGAATAATATTCAGGTTTTGCAAAAACTCCTGATTCATCTTCATTATCATTTAATTGGATTCCAAATCTCGCTTGGTATTTGATGTTGTTAGTATTAGTGGTATTTTTACATTTGAATTGTTTAATTTTACTCATTTATTATTCCTTCTTTCATTTATTTATTATATCAATTTTCTCCTAACATCCATTCTCACAAACTAAATATCTTTCTGATTCTCTTTTTGATCCCCATATCTCCTCGTATTCTACTCTTAGAACAAGATTTCCTCGACATTCAAGACAAATTCCTTCTTGTTTGCAATATTTTTCATTTTCCGTTTCAAGATAGTCATAGAATGCATTTTCATCCAGTATTTCTATAATTGGTATTTCTTTATTGATAATTTTAAGCCATATATTATCTGAAACGTCATATTCAAGAAAGTTTTCAATATCATTATTACTTTTATTGCTTTCAGATTCACAAATATTATTTTTTAATGATTGATTATACATATAATCTGCATAATCATTGCATGGGAAATTACAAGAACTATTCTTTGCCCTATCGCACATATTGCACATATTATGTATTTCCTTATAATCTTCTTTCATTTATTTCTCCTTTTATTATTTACAATAATTTATTTCCTACATTTGTCCAAGTCCATAATCTCTCATAATCATCTGTTTTACTCCAAATATAATCCTTTCCGAACACATACTTATTTACAGCATTACTTGAAATCAAATTATCAACATGGTCATCAATAAAAATTGAATCAGGATAATCCATTTTGATTATCTCTTTGTCCATTTTGCAATTCTCATTATACAATAAAGCATAATTCTTAATAAATGGTAATGTTTCTTGCAAGTACAATGCTTTTCTAGATAAATTAATAGGAGTGCCAATGCTTACCACTATGATATGATATTTTTCACTTAATTCTCTTACAATTTCGTATGTATTTTCATTAATTAATTTAAGTAATTTAAAGAATATTGGAGTTTCAAATATTTCTAATACGTCTGCTTCAGATTTAAGAAGTTTACATTGATCTTGCATGTTCCACATATTTACTAGTTCCCAGTTTGCAGGAGTGAAATCTTTATGATATTTGTATAGAATGTTGTAAGATTCGCAAAAACTTCTGGTTGAATTCACAAGAACGTTGTCAAAATCTGTAAACAGTTTAACCTTATTTTTAATATTAATCACTCTCCAATCTTATCTAAAATATATTTAACACATTCATCAAAATCATAATTATCAACCATATAATCAACTTCTCGATTAACTATGTCATATGTAAACTGCTCTTCATCATCTAATTTCCTTCTATTCCATTCTGTTTCATCAAACCCTTGCCTATTGACTGCTCTTTCTCTTCTAGTTGGTTCATTTACATTAATGAAAAATGAGATTACATTATCTTTGAAATGTTTTTTAATTTCGATAAGTCCTAAAATATCTAGAACAATTATGTAACTATGTTTCGATAAATCAATGCTATTACAATGCAAACCGTAATACCAAACATCAGGAACATTATTTACTAATGTATTGTATTTTCTGCATTCAATAAATTCATCTTGTGCAATCATATCTTCAAATTGTTGTTTTGTGATGAAGTAATATGGATTTCCTTCTGACTCAGATGGTCTCATAGGACGAGATGAATGGGATATCACCATTTTGTAATTGTAATTGTCTGATATGTATTTTTGAATGGAGTCCTTGCCACTGGCACTAAAACCGACTATTACTAGGATGTGATTATTCATTTATTTCATTCCTTTCAACAACATTTCTTTAGTAGGATATTTACCACAACACCTATTACCCTCTGGGCACCACAAAAGATATTCACATTGTGCTACCAACCTATCCTTTATTTGTGGTAAAACATTTAATACTTCATTCTTCATTAATTTTGCAATTTGTCTATGAAAATATTGTGTTCTTGTACATAATCTTTTATGTAGATAATGAATAAATGCTTCCAATGTAAAAGCAATAACAAGTGAAGTATTTGTAGCTCTTGGCAGAGAATAATTTGCATCTTCTATTGCTTGTTTTTCATTGATATCATTTTGCACTAGAATATCTTTAATTTGAATTCTTTCGGTATTTATATACTCCATTAATTTATTATATTTATTTAATGCTTTAGGAATACTTTCAATTGTTTTAGGAATTGTATAATCAAAATTCTCCATATCAACATATCTAAAAGATTTAAGATTTTTCACAATATTCATTGGATTTTCATCATATGTATTATCATCAATAAAATTGTATCTGACACCAATTTCATGACGCATAGCTTGTTCTGAAACTCCTCTATCCACACCTTCAATTTTGAACTTAATAAATTCGGTTCTACTCCCTGAATAATGTTCATCTTGATAGCATGAATTCCCTACTTTTTCAGCAAATTCTTGTGGTGTGTCGTAGCAAGTAGCTGCGAATTCTCCCCATGATTTAAAGATATTTTTAATTTGATCTGGATTTAATAATGTTACTTTAATTGCCATTATGCAATCTTCCTCTTTTCTTAATTTATTATTTCTAACTTCTATACATCGACCTACCAAAATTATACCATACTTCACAAATTATTTCAAATAAAATTATTTTACACTTTATATAATCTATATAACCCTAATCTCATCTCCTTTCTTCAAATAATTACCAATAGAATTAATATTGCCCTTATAATACTCAATACCCTCCAATCCACCAAATCCTTCAACATCAATTCCATCAATTGGCACACATAGTTCCATATAACTATTTATCTTACTCTTTAATACGCTCACTCCTACTGACATTTTACTTGATTTAAGAGCAATTTGCTCAGTATTGATAATCAAAACTTTATTAATACTACTCTTACACAATAAATCAATATCTTTTTCCAAGTGCAACATATTTACAATTTCATTATCTGTACTATATGCATTAATTAATTTACTTCTATTTGTTTTTGTTGCATATGAAGATAAATCAATCTTAGCAATCTTGCCATTTTTAAAAGCAATTAATAGATAACCCGAATAATTAGTTGTGGAAATCATATAGATAATTTTTTCATCTTTGTCTAATCCTATGATATTTGGTAAATAGTCACCTTGATTAGATATTTTAGTATCTGGTAATTCATGTGATTTTAGTTTATACGCCACTCCTTTATCAGACAATAAAATCAAATCAGATTTATTAATTGAATCAATTTCAGATATGATAAAATCTTTTTCTTTTAGTTTATGCTCTGATGCCCCTCTTAATGATGTTAAAGGAATTTTCTTTAAATAACAATCATTTGTCAAATAATATCTGATATTATAATCTTCGATTAATTGATCTTCTGATTCATCCTCGACTACATTATCATAAATTATTTCTGTTTTACGAGGTATTCCATATGTTTTCTTAATTCTTTCTAATTCATCAACAATGATTTTATTAATTTCATCTTTATTATCATGTTGAAATTTTAATTCATTGATATTTTGCTCTAGAATTTCTATGTCCTTAATTTTATTAATAATGTATTCTTTATTTATGTTACGCAATTTAATGTCAGCAATGTTTTCTGCTTGTTCTTTGTCTATTTCAAATTGTTGCATTAGTTTTTCTATAGCAATATCACCTGTATCAGAATTTCTAATAATTGTAATAACACTATCAATATCTAGTAATGCTTTTTCTAATCCTTTAAATAAATGCAATTTATCTGATAAAGTAGTAATATTGTACTCTAACCCCTTATTCACACATTCATATCTAAATTCAAGCCATTCATCAAGTATTTGCTTAATTCCTAATACTCTAGGTTTATAATCAACCAAACAATTCATATTTGCTGAAAAGTATGACTGCAATGGAGTCTTTTTAAAAAGTTTTTTCATTAATAAATCAATATTAGTATTCTTTTTTACATCAATAGTAACCTTCATTTCTTCTCTATTTGTTTTCTTGTTAAATCCAGTCTCATCCCTTACATCTATAATATCTTTAAAACTGCTATCTCTTTTTGTTAATTCAGTTATTTTTGATATTATAGTATCAACAGTTGTACTATAAGGGATTTCATAAACATCTATGCAATTATTAACTTTATCATACGTATATTTTGATTTTAATGAAATTGATCCTTGTCCAGTATTGTATATTTTATTTAATTCATTTTCATTGTAAATTAATTCTCCTCCTGTGGAGAAATCCATAGACTTTAATGTATCTAGTAAATTAATATCCTTGTTTTTTATATATGCAATTGTTGTTTCGCATACTTCTGATAAATTAAAACTAGGAAAGTTACATGCTTCTGCACAAGCAATTCCTGAATTGTTTTTGATAAGAATATTAGGAAAACTAGAACTTAAAACTATGGGTTGTAAATGTTTTTTATCTTCACCAATTAATTGAATGACTCCACTATCTATATCTTTGAAATATTCTTCAGAGAATTTATTTAATCTGCAATATGTATATCTTGGAGCTGATGGACTATCTTTTGAATAAACTTTGCCAAATGCTCCTTCTCCATCAACATAAGGATGAAGTAAGGATTCATTTTGTTCTGTCATTAATGCTAACGCCTCTAAAATAGAAGTATCTCCATGATGATGTATTTTCATTGTTTCTGCAATAGGTTCAGTAGTTTTTGCTCCATCTTTATTATGAACGATATCAGCATGATACATAGAATAAAGAATCCTTCTGTGGATAGGTTTCATTCCATCTCTAACATCAGGTAAAGCCCTATCTAATATTGTACTCATAGCATAAGGCATATAAGATTCTTTTGTATGTAAACCTGCTTCTATTTTTGTGATATTTGCCAAATTATCAACTCCTTATTTAAGTAATGAATAGTCGAAGTATTTATCACCATTTGTTTCAATATAAGTTTTTCTATCTTTTAATTTTTCTTCTGATAGAAATAATTCTAACCATTTTTTACTTTCTTCAACATCATCCATAGTTATTTGTTTTAGAATTATTCCTTCATCACTTAATGCTTTTGACATTATTGAAACAGGTAAACCTCCTAACCCTTTAAATCTTGTTTCTTTAAATGATATATTTTCATTATGTAATTTATTTACAATCTCATTTCTTTCCATTTCACTATAAGCCAATAATGTATCTGTAGTTTCATTCTTATATTTTACCTGTTTCTTTGTTTTAATTACATATAATGGAGTGTAAAGAATATAGATTTTTCCTTGTTTTAATAATTCAGGAGATAACATATAAAAGACACCAATCAATAATACTTGTATGTGATAACCGTCATCATCAAAATCTGTTGCAATTTGTATTCTATCAACTTGTAGATTATCAATATTAAATTTAGGAACACCTTTAATTGCTTTGCCTTTGTATTCCATACCACAACCTAATATTTTAAAGATAGATCGTATTTCTTCATTGTTTAATAAAGCATCTAGTTTGCTCTTAAAAGGATTCATTGGTTTACCCTTTAATGGGAAAATGCAAGTATCGTAAGCATCCCTAGCTAATTTTACACTGTTTAAACTAGAATCACCTTCAATTAATGTAAGTTTAATTTCTGAATAATTTTTACTTCTACATGGCACAAATTTAGATGGTCTATTGGATTGATTGGTTATTTTTTCTTCTAATTCTTTTTTTATGTTTTTTCTGTTTACTTCTGCTTTCTCACGAACTCTTTTGTTTAGTAGGATTGCATTTGCTAATTTTTCACTTTCCTCTTTATTTTCTATGAAATAGATTTCCATAAACTCTTCAACAAGTTCTTGCATTACAATTTTGTAATGCTTTGATGATGACTTTTGCTTGATTTGATTATCATACTCTACATAATAACTCGACACATTACATATATAATTTAATCCTGTAGTGATATCTTCAAGAGAGATTTGTTTTTCATTTTTAGCATATTTACCATTATCTTTTAACAGTTTATTAATGCAATTCTTTAATCCTGCATATATACCATCTTGAATTGTTCCATATGATAATAAATTAGCAGTATTCAAAAATTCTTTTTTAAAATCATCATTAGAATCATTTGAGTAAGTAAAGATTAAATCTGCTGATACAGTATCTTCAATTTTTGTGTTTTCTCCCTTAATTACTTTATCTATTGATATTTTTTTAGTTTGAGTAATTCTGATTTGTTCAGTAACCATAGTTTTATTTTGAGTCATATCATTGAAATAATCTAGTATCCCATTTTCATAATAAAATTCGTTAATTAGATTATTTTCTTTATCTTCTACTGTAATTTTTACATTACATAATGAAGATTGTGTTTGTGCTATATCACATATATCTTGAAATATAAATTTAGGACTATTCCATACTTCTCTATCCAGTGAAAATATTACCCTTGAATAAGTAGTATTTTCTTTACCTATGACATTTAATTCTGATGCTCTGTCTCCTTTATGATATTTAATATTGTACAGATTACCATTTGGTCTTGCTATGAAATATTCTATATCTTCAGAAGTCATTGTTAATGTGTATAAGAATATTCCATTTTGACCAATTGTAGTTCCAGTATTGCCATATCGACTACCAGCAAAGTCCTTTTCAAATATAGCTTGATAATTAGGACTACCATCACTAGCAATACCTTCAATGGGGATACCTGTCCCAGAATCAATATATTCTATTTTGTTTTCATTATGTAAGATTATTTTAATAGTATTGAGTTTGTTCTTATCAAATATGTCAAAACTATTGGCTATCAACTCCTTAGCCATGTTCAAGAAGTGATTTGCTGAACCATGAAAAACATTGATTCTTTCTCTAGCTTTTTCTTTGTTGGATAGAACGGTTATTTCTTCAGTCATAATTTATTCCTCCTTATATCTTATTATAAAACCTTTGCATTTATTTCCTCTAGTTATGGCATTTGCTACTGTACTAACAGCAACACCTAAACTTTTAGATGCTCTTTTTAACCCTTTAAATTCATTTATAATGTTGTAGGCATTGTCCATTTGTAAAACTATTTTACGATATTTATCTGGAGTATATTCTAATCTATGTATTATTTTTATACGAGCTGATTCAAAATCTATAAAATCTTTTTCATACATCCATGTAAACCCATAAGCTGTCTTAGTTCTACTTCTGCAACAATCAATTATACTTGAACCATTATTACTACTTATAACGCCGATAAACTGTATAGCGTCAATAATGCTCTCATGCGTTTTAATAAAATTTCCTTTTGTTGTAAATTGCATAACTTTTATTCTATTATTCATTGCAGGATTACCTTGCCTAATAATTCTCTCTTTTACATTTTCTTCAACCGTAATAATTGAAGTTGTTGCATTAGAATATATTTTTGTACCATTTCCTTTTAAATCTTTATCTATTTCCCAACCACAATTTTTCGTCTTTAGTTTTTCAAAGTTTTCCTTAGTTTCGATATCATTTACGTAATTAATAAATCTAAACCATCTTTCATCAACTGTTACCCCTACTGCTCCATATGTACAATAACTATTACACCTATTATCATAACACCGCCTTAACATATCTCTCCATCTATCATATAAATAATGCTTTTGGGGATGATCTATTTCTTTACCCACTATTCCGATACCACAAATATAAGGAGTTTCCCAATCTCGTATGCATCCATTTAAAACTTCTTTTTTGTCAGACTTAGTAATATATCCTGTACCTGTAAATCTAACTTCATATTTACTTCCTTTTAATTCATTTATAACCTCGTATTCATATCCTTTATTACTTATAAATTTGTCTCCAATTTTTACTATTTTTTTTACCTTCGGTCATACCTTATTTCCTCCTTAATTATTTTTAATTTATTAGATTCAATATTGCAAGAATCCAATCTTATCAATTTCATCAACTCTCATAAATTCTTCAATATCATCTTTTGAATCATCTGGAAATGAGCAATATTTATGATTGTTGTCTGCTAAATTTTGCATATCTTTAATTTCTTTTTTATCAAATATTAATAAAATAGGAATTTGAGTAGAATCATAAATTATATCATTTATCTTTACCAACATATGTATCACTCCTCCAATTTGCCTTCTCTAAGCCTTCTAAATCTATCTGTAACATATTTATACCATAATAAAATTTGAACTGAATCTACACACCTTTCTGTAGCTCTCAAAGCATTTCTACTTCAATAAATCAGGCTCATTTAATAAATCATGAGCGACCTTAATAATTTGTCTCAATATTACATCACACTCGTTAAAATCTTTTCCTTCAAAATCTGTAATTAAAATATTCATCATTCTGTCATAATGTTTTGCTTCAAGTTCTTTATTTGTTAAAATTTCTTTGTTTGTAATGTTTACATTATTTCTCATATTAATAAAAACTCCTTAAATTTTATTTTTATATTTCATAAATATTGGCAAAGTGAAATAAGAATTATATTTTCTATTACTTATTTCACTTTACATTACTAATTTTATGTTTATGTAATATCAATCTTCCTTATAAACATGGGTCTAGTCTCAAATCTTCTAGTGCTAGTGGGATCATAACAGCTACAATTATTACATTCACAACGAAAACATAGTGCAGTATTACAACTAAAGTAGTTTTCTAACTTCTTTTTTAATTTATCCCAATTTACACAATCTGTACAGGTAACACGTTCATCTTTATCCATGACATCCATATCCTTTCTTTGATATTATTTTATGATTTATAACAACCTATGATTTACTTAATAGCCTTTAATTCCAACGCCACATGCTGTTCTCTTCCCATAACATGATATTTATTAATATCAACTACTTTGTAGTTTTTATTACTTCCTTTGATAGTGATTTGATCATTGTTTTTATAATCAAGATTGTTAGAGGTGTATGCGGTTACTACTTCATCTTTTGAGTTGTAGAGTAGAACGTCTATGATTATTTCCTCCTTTATTGATAATAATTAAATAGATTAAATAATTTCAAATTCATTATAATAATATATTTCTGCCAGACCTCTTCTGGCATCTATTTCAGATAGTTTGTATTCATTCATAAATTATTCTACTAATTTGTAGTTGAATTTATCCATTGCTTGTAGAATGTAGTTTTCTTTATTTGTGATCATTTTTATTTATACTCCTTTTTATTATATTTTATCTTTTAACCTATAGAAAACCATTATCTTTTATTAAATCATAAATATGCTCTAAATAATTAATAACTTTACCTTTTTCTTCTGCATATTCAATTTCACTTTTTGTACTGTTTCCTATGTATCCATCCTTATTAATTACATAAATCTCATCTGTTAAATCAATTTTTCTTTTATGCATATCGTCTAACATAATTTTAATATCATCTGTCAGAACTGTTTTATAATCTCCATCAGCATGACCAAACAATCCAACTGAGATAACTATATTACCTTGAAGAGTTAATTCTTTTTGTGCTTTAAGGAATTCATCCTTAAACTTTGTACTGCCACAAAGAGTAATTATTTTATATTTGTTTTTAATATGTTTCTCTTTATGTTGGCATGTATTACACATATATGATTGAAAATATGAATACCAATAAGATAATGAACCACATTTTTCACATCGTTTAAGTTGCTCCAAGATTACATCTCCTTCTTTCCTTAATCAGTATAAATACTCACAATTTTATTAATCTTTTCTGGTAATAAACTTAAATCATCTCTAAGACTTTGAAGTAGTTCTATACTTCTTTTTAGTTCTCTAGATTGCCACGCAGAATCATAATTACCATTATTAATTTCTTCTCTGATTTGTGCTAATATTTGGATAGTGTCATTTAAGTATTTTGTCCAAGGTGGTAAACATGCGATAACTATCATTCCTTTCCTTTCTAATATGAAATTTCACTTGCTTGTAAAATATTTATACCAACATTCTTCTCGAATATCGTTACATTTAACTGGATGATTATCTGATACGCATTTGCCAAAATCATGTAACGGACATTTGTGTAGCATCCATTCATTTTCAGGTTTCTTACTTAATTCTTTACAAGCCAACCTTAAAGCTTTTTCTAACATTATATTTTCCTCCAAATAATTTATATAGAATAGGTTATTTAGTGTACTTTATTATTAATCCAACCATAATTCCACTCAATGCAAGTGCCATTGTATTAGTGACAAAAAACATTCCACCTGTTCCATGTGTAAATAAGTTAACTGCGTAAATTTCCATTAATAGAATTCCTAAAAATACAGAACCAAATGTTTGTAAATTAAGATCATTTACTGATTTAGTTTTTATAATTTGTCTTATTTGAGGTATATAACCAAAGCTTAAAATTAATCCTCCAATGAGTTGCAATATATTAAACATTGTTTTTATTCCTCCTTTATTATTTATTTTGCCCACATCAACTTATTATAAAAACTTTCAATCTTTTCAATAAACTTTGCTAATTCTAGCACCCTTCTAGTATCTTTCTTTTCTCCTGCTTCTGCCATTAATACTTTTAATTCATCTAATCTGCAAGCAATTTGTGGTATTACTGCTTCTTTTTCTTCTTCTGTGAAATTCATAGTACACATTTTAAATCATTCCTTTCAAATTTTTTGAGGGATTAATTTAATCTCATTGCCCAACACTTATATTCTTTTTTAGTTATCTCATTTTCTTTTGATATTACATTCATATAATTATTATCATCTAGAAGTTCTGTGACAATTACTGCTTTATGATTGTAGTAAACAATATCACCAACTTTAAAATCAAAATCAGTTAGATAGTAATTTAGATAATTATATCTTTCACAAAATTTATCTAATTCATCATATGTAATAATTTCACATTTTTTATTAAAAGAAGCAAAAGAAAAAATAATTGTTGTTTGAGAAAGTTCAAATATAAACTTTTCTAATTTACTGTCAGTTTCTTTCTTAATATCTAGAATATCTAAATTAAATTTCTTTCTGAAGTTTTCTATAACTGTAAAAATAGAATCAATTGATCTCATAGCATGATAATCGTTATTCATTTCTATTGTTCCGTTAAACATTTTACATCTTCCTTTCAAGTTATCTTTGATAAGTTGTTTAATCTTCAATAAACCACTTTCCATTGATACGTTCTAGTGTTAATCCTCCCCATGACCAAACTTCAATATTTCTGAATAAAGGTTCATCTACTGGACTAATTCTTTTACCACTATTCGCGGCTGTTACGAAGTCAACCTGTTTGCGAGATTTATGGTCTAATTTCCATTTATGACTCAGGAATAATTTTGTCAATTCAACTGGTTTTCTTCCGTGTTCACACCACACTATCTGACAAGCAAGACTCCTAACTCTTTGCCCCATTTCATTAATAAAAATACTTTCATTATCATCTTTGCTAAGTTCTACAATTACTTCACTGGTTTTCATTATTTCCTCTTCCTTTCAATTAAAATCATTATTTCTCAGGAGTATCCCAAACCATTAAAAATTCAGTTAATAATTCTTTATTTTGTTTAATTTCTACAGTTGTTCCGCAATTTTTGCATTTAAAAGTATCATTATAACAATTTGTTAAACACCATTCCATATTATGATTTTTGCAATAATTACATGTCATCGTTTTACACCTTCCTATATCTTAATTCCAACACTAAAATCAGCATAATAAGTAGTAGTTCCTGCTTTATTTTCTTCACACCATTGATCTAATAATACTTGAAGTTCTTTTTGATCATCATCTGAGATATTATCCATAGTATCTTCATGTAAATCACTAAAAGCATTTTCTAAAATATCAGAAGCATCCATAGACAATTCAATTAACTGTGTACCGTAAACTCTTAATTCTTCACGACATATTGATTGATCTGCTTCACTTTCTTTATCCTCTATCCATTCTTCTAATTCTTCAACTATGATATATTTATCATAGTTATCAATATAAATCATAATAAAATCATTTGTTGCTTGTTCATAAGATATTTTCTTTGCTTTATTCCAAGTTTCTACATCTTTTTCATATTGTTCCTGAAGACGTTCTAAATTTGACTGTTTACAATCACATCTAGAAGTTCCTCTAGATAATATCTTTTCACAATGTAAACATTTGCTTTGAACTCCATTATAACAATGTCTACAACTAACAATAGTTTGTTGTTTATATGGGAAGTGAATTTTGCTGTTTTCCTCTTTGAGTCCAAAAGGATTATCATCTACTTGAAGTCCTATTCCTCCACAGTGAGAGCAAATTACTTCATGTTCTTGGAGGTCTTTTTGAAGTTTTAGATTAAAAGATACATCAATTTGTTCTGTTCTTATTGGCATTCATTTTCTCCCTTCATTATTTAATACCATTCCATATAATCTCTATAATTTATATTCCATTTGTTACTCCTTAATAAATTCAATAACGTCAAGCATTGCATAAGTTCTTAGAGCATCTTTTTCTACATCAAATACATCCATTAACCATTGCTCTGTTTTGTGATAATCTGTACTGCCATAATAAATAGTTTGAGGAATAATTGTTCTGATTCCTATTTCACCTTTCCAATTTTTATATTCTACTTTAATTGAAGTAGTTGAAATATAATGAGGACATGAATCTTTATGATTTAATAAACATCCTTCACCAAATGGTTCTTCCCAATTAGTTGAATAGCAAACTCCGCTGTCGAAATGTATACATGGTTTCATTTTTGAATCAACTCCTTTTTTTGATTAACTTAAAGTTCCATTTTTTATTTAGTATTTAATAATTTCACTATATAGATCAAATAATTCTTCTCTTACTTTTTCTAATTTATTAATAACTTTGTCATAATCATCATCAAAATTATTAAAATTTTCTATTGCATTTTTTTCGTTTACAAAGTCTGGATTTTGAACACAACCACCTAGTTTTGAAATAAGATATTCAATATTTTTAATTTCATTCCATAATTCTTCTGATTTTTGTGGATTTAATGTTTTCATTTTAATTTCTTTCCCTTCTAATTTTATTTACTTTCTTTCTTAATATCGTCAAAATTTACAAAACAAGTACAATCATTAAAATCAGAATTATCATCTAATCTTATTGCTAATGGTCTTTTTGAATCACAAATATCAATGTCAAATATTTTACCAAAATAACCTTTAAACATTCCATTAATTACTTCAATATGATTTCCTACTGATGGCATATTTTCATAATATGTAATAATTTCATTTAATGAATCTCTAATAAATTTTGCTTGTTGTAAATCAAAACTGAGACAATTATCTCCGTTTTCTTCATTTAACATAATAAAATCACCATTATTTAGAGAATCATAACTCCATTTATCAGTGTAGTTTGGTTCAATAGAAATATTATCGAGAGAATATTTATTTTTTAACATTAGTTTAAACCTTCTTTCTAATTTTAATATAATTTACTACTTAATTCTTCTACAAGTTTGAATATTGTTTTAATCTCTGTAAGATTAGTATATTCTTCAAGCATATCTTTGATTGTATTTACTTCATTTTCTACAATTTCAATAATATTTAAAGCATCTTCTAAATTAACTTTTCCATCTTCATTTGAGTCATATTCTAATTGTTTTCTATATTCTCTTTTCATTTAATTGTTTTCCTCCTCTATATCTAATTTTATTTCTATCTTAGTATCACTAACTAATTGTCTATACCTTACTCCTGCCATATTTAGAATAAATCTAGAAGCAATTGTTTGTTCAGTGTCTTTATACTTATCACTTAGATATACAACTTCAGATATACCAGATTGAATTATTGCTTTTGAACATTCATTACATGGGAATAATGTGGAATAAAGAATACATCCATTTAAATCATTTTTAGCATAAAGTATTGCATTAAGCTCACTATGCACTACATATAGATATTTTCCTTCTAATCCTTCTTTTGATTTCCAAGGCATTTCTGAATCTGGACAATTGTTGGGCATACCATTGTACCCTGTTGATATGATTCGATGATTTTTATCTACTATGCAAGCACCAACTTGAGTTCTTGGATCTTTACTTCGTAATGATGATATGTATGCAACGCTCATGAAACAATCATCCCAATTTATTATTTGCATTTTGTTTTGTTGTTCCTTTCTGTGAGGTAGGAGAGATGTATTTCAATCTCTCCATATTGTATTTTATAATTATTTTCTGCCTGTGCTTCCAAACCCACCACGATCTTGATTTTCTAAATCATAAACTTCTTCAAATGTAACACTTGGCATTTTCTTTTGAATTCTAAATTGACAAATACGATCATTAATTTTAATTTCTGTGTCTCTCATTGCTAATGCAGAATATTTCCAAATATCATTATTCCCTTTGTAAATTTCATCAATTAATCCTAAATGATTTGTTTGAATAATTCCAAATGTTTTATATGTACTTGAGCGTGGAATAACATACGCCTCATATCCTTCTGGTAATTCCATTGACACACCAAGAGAAATTAATTTATATTCTCCTGCTTTAAGAATAATATCTTCTGCTGATCTTAGATCAAACCAATCTGATTTTCCTTCAATGTTTGTGATCTTATCAATTTCCTTTGAGTGGTATTTGATTTTAATGTTCATATAAATTATTCTCCTTTTCTATATAATTAATTACGTAATTATTTTTTAATCATATAACTCAAAGAACTCTTCTACACTACATTTATATTTTTTGTAATAATTATGATACATAGTATGCAATGAAACATTTTTAAATATAAATAAATTTTCAGGTGAGTTGTTTTGTCTATTAAAATCTATATGATGGACTACTCTTTCAGATTTTAAATATCTTTTATTATTGATAACAACCGCATCTTCGTCGTCTATCAATAGATGCTCTTCTGCAACTATTCTATGCTCAGGATAATATCCTCCCCAATTAAATGGATGTATAGATGTCAATACCAATACATAACCATAAGAACTAATTCTTTTACCACTTATAAACTACTATTTAGTTCTCCTATTAAACCATATTGATGATTCCCTTCACCAGACATGTTTATCTGTCTTAATTCTATACTGCATTCCATACTACAACATGGATTATTAATTTTATCAACACGATATTGTTTTAAGTGAAATTTCTTATGACAAATCGGACATTCCATATTTTTTTCGGTTAATAATTTTTTATAAATTGATTCACATTTTTTAGAACATGTCTTATATCCTTCTGCTCTACTTTAGCAACAAACTCAATTTTCCCACAAACGCAACATGTTTTTTTCCATCATATCTTTTCTTTTATAGTTGAAATAACATGACTGAGAGCAAAAATTTGTTTTGGAAATTGTGCTTTGTGGTTTATTGAATTCTTTACTACAATTATCACCTTTGATTAATATTATTAACTACCTCATTTCGTATATTTTTTGATTTGAACTTGCTAATTTTATCCCATATTGAAAATTATCATCTACAATTAATTCTGAATCATATTTACCAGTTTTAATGTAATCGCATAGCACATATTCAAACTCAGGAAGATTATTGATCTCATATTTAGTAAATAACCATACTTTTTTACCTAATGATTTTAAATCCACTAACATATGTAATAATTCATCATGATTATTGTCATTTGGTTCTCCACCAAATATCATAATATTATCTATCATCGAATTAAATATTTTTATTTTTTCTTTTATATGTTGATTAAAATATGCTTTATTATATATATACCCTTGATTAAAATCCCATGATTCTGGATTGTGGCAACCCTCACAATGAGGATTACCACTACAACCTGAAATGTAAATATCTAATGATTTATATTCAAGAGTATATTGTGTTGATATTATTCTCATATTTCCACATTTTCCAATTCCTTATAAAAAACGCGATTTGGGTAATCTACAGTCCTTCTTACTTTATGAAAGTTCTTTGTATTTACAAGGAATCCGACTACGCGACTATAATTATCCGTAATTTCTCCTCCGCAAATAGAACATGTATGATTTCTTCCAACAGTCATATGATCATCAATACATCTTTGTAAATTGTAATTGATTGCTGTATATACGACTCCTGCTTTTGCAGAAACAGTGATAAGATTTTCAATAAGTTTCTCATCTTCAATTCTGCTTTCAATATTTAAATGACAAATAGCTCCTCCTGACATTCTACTATCAAATAATCCCTGCAATTTAATTCTATCAAGTAAATCTGCATTTACTGTAAGTGGAATGAATTGATTTGAATATAAATCATATTCATCTTGAAGTCCCAATAACTTATCCTTATTTGCCATTTTAATTGCAGAATTTTCTGAAGGGGTTTGTTCCATATTAAATGGAGCATTATATTTCTTTGCTGCTTTATCATTAATATTATTAATAGTATTTAAAATTTGTGTTACGAAATCTTGTCCATCTTCTTGTAAAATATCATAACCCATAATCTCACAAGCCTCATTTAAACCAACTACACCAGTTGTGCAATATTGAGTTTCCAATGACATAAATCCCAATTTATACAATGGGAGACTATCTGTAAGAATTCTTTTCTTTAATAAATTTCTTTTGGTATTATTAATTCTAACAGCCATTTCTGAAACACCTGTAAGAATTTCAATGAACTTATTCTTATCTTTTTTTGCATTGATTGCCATACGAGGAATATTCATTGTGACAACACCTAATGAACCAATTTTAGTCCCTCCTGCTCCAAATTGATTAAAGTATTCATTCTTTACAGATGAACGTAATCTACAATTGTGAGTGATAATACCATTTGGCAGAGTAAAATATTGTTCATCTTCGTTTGCCATTTCAAAACAATAAACGTCTTGGATATTTATATTTACTTTTTCTATTGTTTTAATTTTAAAATATATGCTATTATTTTTCACTATGTATACATCTTTCATACTGCGTTTGTTTTTCATATCGTACCATCTAATACAATATAAAGGATAATTTCTATTAAACTCTTCTCCCCTAATGATAATTTTCTCATCCGTTCTATCACTAAGATTGATTATTGTTTGAATACCCAAACTCGTAAATAATACTTCAAATTGTTCTGCCAACAAACTAGAAGTTGTATAAATGCGATTACTATTGCCACCATCTGTCATATACATACCATCTACGATACCTTGCCTAAATTCTTGTGATTGTAAAAGACAGTCTAGGTTTAGTTCTTTTTCTTGAGAATAACCTCCTTTTACATACTTTCTAATAAAGTTATTTAATTTATCAGAATAAACAACTACTGGATAGACATTGTGTCTTTCTTTTTGCAAATGTATTTCTTCCGTAATATCTAATTGCTTCATTGCCTTTTTAATTAATGGAAAAAGATTTTTATATTTCTCTTCATTTAATGAATAATTCACTACACAACTTGCATTTTCTTTGATATATATGCTTCCATCACCAAGATATGCTCCAATCAAAATACCTTGTTCATAAGTTCTCTTCAGGTTTTTTTCAGGAAATGTACTTAACGGCAATGTATTAAACAATAGATAATCATTAGTGGTTAATTTATCAGTATTCACATTTCCATTTAAAGATACATTTATATGATCTTCTGTTAGTAGAATCTCTTTATTGTTTGATGTAGTAATTTTATATATTTGTTTATTATCTCTGGGTGTTTTAACCACTTTACCTTTAGTCCAACTCCCATTATGAAAAATTGTAAAATTCTTTTTTGTTGTGTCCCAAGTAGCGTCTTTTAATTCCTGAAAACTCATGTAATTAATACCTTCACTACTTTTGGTTAGTGTTTTTTGACTACCTACAAAACAGCAAGAACTTAATGTACTTGTTTCCCCAAAGTATAAATTAATAAATCCAAACTCTAAATTATTTTTTGCAATGAAGTTTAAGAATTTACTATCTTTAATATTTTTACTTTCATCAACAGTAAAACATGCGGTCGTAACAGGAAATGTAATTGGTGTTGTTCTGAGAGTTTCATTCATTAGATTAATATATATTTCTTGTAATGTGTTAATTGTTTCAATATTTGGTATAGATCCATCTGGAAATATGTACTCTGAACACATTTTTTCAAGGAACTCTTTATCAAAAATACTAACATTATAAAATCCAGATTGCACTCCACCTCTAAATGGTTGATTGCATGAGAATACAAATGATTGAAGTTCTTGTTTAACTTGTTTCCAAAGATACTCTGGAGCAATATTTGGATTATCAATAAACAGTTTATCAACATAATAACTTGCTACAATTAAAACATCAGCCAATCCTACAGCCCCTAAGACTGAGTTGCTTGCATATACAGAGAAATGTATCAACTGACCCATAAAGGAGCTTAGATGCTTTGCTGGTTCGCTAGAAACCTTTTTAACAAATGGTAGTCCAAGTGTCATCACGTCATATGAACTAAAATTGTAACAATATGGAAAATTTATACCACTAAAATCATTTATGTATATATCTCCAGATATTTGCATTTCAATTGCTTTATTTGCAATAGGATGACCATATAGTTGTTTGAGATATTTCCACGTAAGAAAAAGCGAATTAAGTCTGAAGAATGGTTTTGGAAGTTCAACATTATATGCTATGACACTCATATCATCTACATTGCTATTTGAATCAACAGAAATATCTGCGACTGTAGTTTTCGAATTAAAGAAGTTTTTAGAGAATGTTGACATATCTGTTTGTTTGCCAATGCCTTCCATATCGAAAACTTCATGTCCGTATTTACTTCTTAGGTGCATAATTAAATCCTCAAAATCTGAATCGTAAGTTGTTTTTAAATAAATAATAACCATCTTCTTTCTGCTTTTATTATAGTTGTTGTAATGTAATTAATACTTGGTCTCTAAAAATCATAGGATAAGACATTTGACCATTATTTTTTGCTATCTCTAAGTATTTATTTTGTTCTTCTAGAGATAAAGAGTTTATTAATTTATATTCATATTCCATACTTTTATTATTAAGTATATTTTTTGTCATATTGCATCTTGAACAATTTTCTGTGCCAATTACTAAAATCATATTATTATCACCTCCAATCAAAAGATTATTCTATAGAATTATTCCATCAATCTTCGACAATTTCGTATGTCATTTCAAATATATCAGGTTTACAAGGATATCTTTCATTTTTAACTCCTGTGATAATATAATCACCTTTTGTAATCATATGATTCCCTTCTAGAGTCTTTATGTATGGAATAACTCTTTCTTCTTTTTGACAGTTATCTCTGTACTCTTTACAATTTCCACAATTGAATTTACATTCTGACTCTTCTTTTTTCCATATGCTAAACACCTAAAACCATCTTCTAAACCATAACGATAAACTTCTGCCTCAATTACTACTGGTTTCTTACGATATTTTGCCATTTTAATTGTCCCAACTTTCTATAATGTGATCTATTTCTGAAATTAATAAATACGATAATCCTTTTAGCCATTTAAATTCATCTTTTGTAAGATTGGGATATTTATTTAATAAAACTTTGTATTCTTCTTTCAATTCATCAAAAGACATTAATACCTCACCTCCCTTCATTTATTTCCAATGATTATTATTTCTCAAAATCTCAACAACATCTTCAGCATAACTTTCATCAACATTAATAACTAAATATTTATTACTTGTATTCTTATTAAATTTATATCTACTGATTCTAATATTTTTAAGTATTCTAGCTAAATCTATCCTATCTTGTTCTGAAGCATGTTTAATCATATCTTCTTGTTTTATGATGAAATATTTATTGAAGTCTGCACCACTTAAATTAACACTCAAATGTTTTTATTCACCTTCTTTATCTTCAATTAATTCTGGTTTAATCATCTTATCCCTATCTCCATAAAACCATTGCCAATTGTCCTCTTTTGAACAAATGTTTTTAAATTTAATATAAACAGGATTAGAGGAGTTTTCATATAAGAATCTACTACATACTATTGATTGTATGCAATTTGAGGATTCACATAAGCAGGAATCGAACACTAATTAGTCTTCCATCCTTTCATTATTAATTTTTGATTCAAACCACTCTCTACCTAAAGCAATAAACAATTCTCTTTTATAATAACCAATTTTACCAGAGTCTTGATGGAAACAATGCATAAAATTGATTTTGTCAATATAATTTGATTCGAATTCTTCTTTAGATATTTCAATCCACTTTGAATTATCTATAGCGTCTGTTAAAATTTTAATATGTATCACCTCTTTTGTTTTAGCAAGAATTTGATTGGTATTATAATTAATCTAAGTGATCAAATCCTTGCTGATGTTATGATAATTATTTTATAATTTGGGTTTGGAAGTTATGATTGTTTAACCAATCTTTTTATAATATGTAGTAATATTGGTTAAATCACTTTTGCTGAACATGAAGTTTGCTTTGTCTTGGGAGTTGTATTCTTGGGAAGAGCATGTAGTCCATTGACCATCAATACGATTAATAAGTTTTTGAGTGTTCATTGTTTTCACCTCCTTAATTTAATGTAACTTATATTATTTAATCTCCCATGATATCACCTCCCAATTTAATAATCCGTTAATATGAACATTTTAAAGGATAATTTGAGATTTTACAATTTTGAAAGTGTTGTGAGAGTAGGATTACAAGGTTGGGTATTATTGGAATTTAATTAAATTTATGTAAATTCACATAATTTTTTTCCCTTCCTTTAAGTTATTTGTGTTTTAGGTTTAATTTGCCTTCTGTGAATATTATAGCATGGTGGGTGTTATATTGTCAAATATTTATTTATTGATTTATGAGCTTAACAATAATTCTTTAAGATTAGTTTTTCTATTAAAATCTGCTTTCTTTTTAATTGCTCTATTTACCGTTTCTGTTTCACCAAAATGAAACACTTTTTGTTTTGCTCTCGTTTGTGCAACGTATATGAGATTACTATTAAGCATAAAGGTATGAGCTTTAGGAGTAATCATAATGACTATTTTTGCTTGCCCTCCTTGCGACTTATAAGTGGAAATGCTATATGCAAGCTTAGCATTTAATAAATCATTTTTAGTATATACAACCAATTCATCAAACATTATAATTACTTTGCCATACTCAATTTTGACTATTTTGCCAATTTCTCCATTTGCAACGAATGTTTTATCATTTTCATCTATCCATTCTTCATTGTATCTTATCGCTTTATAATTATTTACTGATTGAATAACTAAATCATTTACATAAAACTTCGTATCTCCAATTTGAACATGAATACCTTTTGATAAGAAATTGGGATTTGCGATAGGTTGTAAATGTTTATTTATTGCTACAGTACCATAATCCCCTACATTATATGAAGATAAAATCATAATATCTTCTATAGAGTTTCCTGATGCTAATAGTTTTTTATATAAAGCTACTACATTTTTAATTACAATTTCTTGTTGCATTGGAACAAACATATAACCCTTATCTTCACCGAATATTTGTGGTTTTTGAGAATCATCTAGAAATTTTTCACTGTTTCTTGTTTTAGTTGCAATAGTTAAAATTCCTCCTGTACCATATCTAAATATTTGTATAAGAGAAACTATAGGAATGAGTTTTGAATTAATTAAATCATAGAATACATTTCCTGCCCCAACAGAAGGCAGTTGGGCACTGTCTCCTATCATTAATAATTTAGTTTTTCTAAAATCAATTGCCTCTAATAGGTGTTTCATTAAAAATACATCTGTCATTCCAAATTCGTCTACAATTACTACGTGATAAGGCAATTTATGCTCCTCATTATAACCCCATTCTGGAGGCATATATGCCAATCCTCTATGAATAGTCGATGCATTTTCCTTGGTAAATTCTGCCAATACTTTAGACGCTCGGCCCGTGGGTGCAAATAAGCAAAATGATTTATTATTGTCTTTAAGCATGTCAATTACTGATTTAGTTGTTTGACTCTTGCCTGAACCACTAAAACCATTCAGTATGGATACATTAGAATTACATATCATAGGTAAAACTTTATATTGTTGATCTGTGAGAGTTACTTCAGAATTTATCTTATATTTTTCAGTATCAATACTCCACTTATTTTCTACCTTTAAACCTTCTAGAATCCTATTAGCAATATATACTTCTGTTTGATATGTTTCCTCTAATGCAACTGTATTTGTCGCTTTCCCAAAATGGATATCTTTGTCATTCTTAATAATATCAACAAAATGTTCAATACATTTCTTTGCTAATAATTCTGATTGTTTTCTTAGGACTTTAATATCAATTTTTGTATTACCATCGTTCTCATTTTCTTCTAGTAGAAACATAATTGCAGATTTTTGTCTTTGACTAGAAGTTTGTAAATCAAAAGTGAAATCGATTGGAGGAACTTCTCCTTTGTTTTTTGTTTCTATACAATCTTTATTAAATTCAAGAAGTATTTTATCTGCAGTTTTGAAGGCTATGCGTGAAATGTTGCATAAGCACCTGTACGGGTCTAATAGTAATTTTTCTTTAATATTTTCAATGGTAGTATATTTATCGAGTAATGCTTTTGCAATTTTAAAATCAAGCAAACCTTTAAATTCATCAATCATTTCTGCCAATGCAAAATTTTCTAATATTTTACGTTTTATTACACTGAATCTTGATTCTCCGATATTATATAATTTGGTTAAATCAATATCATCTAAATTATTATTTATAACCCTATCTATAATGTCTGGATAGTGTGTAATTAATTGATTGGCCTGTTCGAATGTTACAATTTCCATTAAAAAATTTCTAACAGTATCAAGGGAGCGTGGTCTTTCTTTTTTGATGTTCTTTATTTTATATGTATAACCGTATTTATCATTTATTTCCTCACCAGTTATGTTATAATCTGTATCTTCTATTAATTCATGAATATTACCAGAGACAGTTACATTTCCATATTTATTTAATTTTATATTAGGAAATTTCAAACTATCAATGTCACATGAATATATCTTAAAATTATCACTTGTATATATATTTCTTCTTATTGTTGCGTCAAAACTTACATTCAATTTATCACCTTCTTTAATTCTTTTTCATAATATCCTATATAATTTACTATTCTCCTTATAGTCTCTTCACTACATTTATATTCTTTTGACAAGTCCTTCATTTTCTCTTTATTTTTGTATCTATTTCTTATTTCATATATTTGTTCATTAGTAAAATTACATCTCTTTTTTGTTTGTAGCAATATTAATTGTTCGTTATATTCAGGATATATGTTAACCCAAGAATGCAAATTCTTTATTCCATACAAAGTATTTTTATTTATATCTAATTCTTTGGCAATCTTTATTACATTACCATTCTCTTTTATTAACATTTCCTTCATTTCTTTTATCTGTTCGTTAGAGAAGGTTGCCAAGGGGTGACATTCTCCTTGTTCATAAATACGATTCTCTATTCTGCGTTTTTCTTGCTCGTCTGTCAATATTGTAAATTTTTTACCTTTGTGAGTTATTTTAAGTTTAGCTATTGTTTCTTTAGATACTATTCGTCCTTTATTAGCAATACTCATATTTTTGCAATGTTCTTCTGAAAGTTTTTTACCAAAGAAAGGATGATTTTCTCCTTTCTTTGCTTTGCTCATTTTCTGTTTAGTTTCTTCCGTATGATGTCTTCCAGTGAGAGCTAATTTTAATTTGTATTTTGTAGCTTCTGTTCTTGGTTTACCATACATAGGATGATCTTTTCCAGAATATTTCCCCATTCTACTAATACTTATTTTTAAACGAGATTCTAATGATTTAGTTTTTCCTTTATTTCCTCCACTTTCATTATTATATCCAAAATCTCTATTCATAGAATTATATAAAGATATATAATGCTTTTCAATAGTATCTAAATTTTCTATATCACAGACTTCTAATATTTCAAAAAGAAAATTTTCTTCCCCATGTTTATTCCAAGAATTTTGAAGATGTTTGTTTCTATGTCGGTTATTACTTAAATTGTAATAATGATCTTCCAATCTTTTATATATTTGTTTACTTTGACCTATATATAACTTATTATTTATCAAATTAATAACTTTATAAATTCCACAAAAATCTATATTTAATTTATCTGATTTAGAACTACAAGATTCACACAAACCTTTATAAAAATAAAAATCTACTTGTTCACATTTTCTACATTTTATCTTAAACAATAAGTAACCCCTTTCTTAATACACCTCATAGTCAAATAATATTTTTTCAGTTTCACTTGATTTTCCCCATTTGCCATCAATCATTATACTTTTCTTTTGATGGTTAAATTCATTAATTTTTAAAACAGAGAACAATTTAAAAGGATTATTCATAAATACATTTACTTCTTTAATCTTTGTCTTTATTTCCTCCCCTGAATTGATTTGTCTCAGAATTACATGCGGTTTAAATTTATCAGTATTTTTTAAATCAATTACAATATAGAAGTTATCTCCAGCTTGTTCATAAGTAGTAAAAATCGTATCTGCATATTCTAATTCATTTTTAATTTGTTCCTTAATAGATAATTGTTTATCCTCAAATTCTAGACTTACTTCTTTTATATAACCAATCATATCTAATTTTCTGTACTGATTTTCAGTTTTATCTTGAGAATATTTGATTAATATATTCTCCTTTATTTCTAGTTTTTCAAGATCCTTTATTTTTAATTGTTTACGTTTGCCATGTTTATTATATAAATCAAGAATTTGCATAAGTTTTTTATTCTTTCCATAATTAATAAAATAGTTCAATATAATAAGAATATTTATTTGTCTAGCACTAACTTTTACATTTTCGAAGATAATATTTAATAAATCAATAAAATTAGTATCTGTATTTTCTTCAATAATATCACAAATAGAATCTCTAATCTCATTCGTTATAAATTTAATATCACTAGGTAATTTATGTTTCTTAACTTTTGGATCTAAAAAATCATGCAATCTTTTATTTGCCATATCTAAATAGTATTGTTTGTTTAATTCTTTCGGAATACGTTTTTGTAAAACTTCTTCATTGTAAATAAAACAATGTTCTGGAGTATTACCTATTTTCTCAATTTTATCTTCTCCTTTTACTTTAAATACTCCTGGGGAGGTTTCATCTATACTAGCAAAAACTCTTAATACTCTTTCATTTATCTTTACATCTCCGTATAACGCATGTTGATATAATCTTGATACTTTAACAATCTTCTGATATTTGATAAGATCATTACATTCATTAATAGTATCTTCAATTTGTTTGCCATTTACAAAATAATTTATTAAAGCATCATTTATAATTGGTAAATCATAATCAATTGCATTTAGTTTTTTTACATACGCCCCTTTGGATTTATACTTTCCTTTAGCATCAATAATGATATAGTTATTAACATCTTTTTGATAAATCTTATCAAATATTTCCCATTCTAAATCTAATCTTGTTCTTATTTCCCATTCTTTTGCTACGTTTTTTATCTTTTCAATATCTTCAATGTTATTAATTTTAAGGAATAAACCATCAGTATTCGATTGTATTAATTCGCAGAATGGCTCAATTTTATCTATTAAGTCTAGTAATAATAATTGTCCAGCAATGCACACATTATTAGCCATTAAAGGATCATATAAATTATTATATTCATCTTTCATAGCACCATACGTTGCATTAAGAACAATTTTATAAGGTAATTGCATAGGGTTTTTTGCTGCTTTAAGTTTTAAACGAGTGTCCCTTATTTCTTTATACTTACTAGAGTCACTTACATTTCTACTTACAAATCCATATTCTATCATCAATGCAGGATAAAGCGAAGCAACATCACAACAAAGTATAATTCCTTCATATGAATAATTGGGGATTGCTCCATGAATTCCTCCCCAAGCAAATACATGTTGAACCCCTGCCACATCTGTGATTAAACTTTTTTTATAATTCATATTCTCTTTAACTTTATACCAATCCACGATATACTTGTATTTATCAGATATCATCAATGTATCAGGAATAGTTAATTCAAATTCATCATTTCTTTCAGTTTTTTGTGAATCTAAAATAATAGCTGAAAGTTGTGCTTTTGTTTTTGTAAACATAGTCATTGGCATATTAAAAGCTTGAATTAAAGATAATTGACTGTCAAATTCTTCTTTTCTATGATTGAATACTTCAATTGTTTGTTCAACGTCATGGGTACAATATTCTAATACTTCATCTAATTCTTCAGGTGTTAGTTTTCTATTTATAGTAAATGGTACTGATGATTCCTTTATTTTCGATCCAAGGAATCCTTCTAATTGTTTCAAACTATGAAAACCAGTTGATATGTCAAAATTATTTAATGGAAAGTTGTTTGATTTTTTTACTACTTGATTACCTTTTTTGTCGTTTATAATAATTTCATTATTAATAGTATAAGGATTCATTCCTAACAAAATTCCCTTGAGTATGTATTGGTCATAATTACGGCTATTATATCCAATCCAGATATCTTCTTTGTGTTTTTCATAAAACTCACGTAACTCTTCAGGATTATTTACAATTTGTGTTTTTTCCTTAGTAGTTTGATTGATACATACAACCATCCAATCTTTTACGAAAACTTCGAAATCATAAAATATATTATCCATACTCATTCCTCCTAATCTAATAATTCAGTCAACCAAGTCAAATCTTCTTCTTCAACTTTATTACTATTTTCTTTATTCTTAAACATATCCAATGACTCTAAATATGCTTTATATGGTGCGTGAATTTTTGCTGAATAGCCATTCAAATTCGCCAAGAAATAACTTTCTGTATCAGTAACATCTTGCCACCATATTTTATTATCTAAGGTGTTTTTATATTCAATTTGTTTCTCTTTAATCTCTTCTACTGTCTTAATAATATCATCTAATAATTCTTGAATAGATTCATCATCTAAAGATATTTCAACATAGCAATCTTTCACTACAAATTTACTCTTAACATCATCTGGTAAACAATCTATAGAATTATCAATTAACATTTGACTAAGATAATCATCTATTTCTTCTTCGCTGAATTTATTATCTGATTTCTTTAACCACATCTTAGCATTTGACGATAAACTACTTCCTATAGAATTCCTTTCAATAATACGACTTTTCAATTTTCCATTTGCTTGCATACATTCTACTTCAACATATTTAAGGAACGCCCATCTAGCAACTATTTGATCCATTGGTATATTTAACTTTTTATGAACACCATAACTGTATAAAATTAGTTGGCCTTGCTCCTTTAATATTTTTTTTCCTTTATATATACTAGATGTTTTCCAATCCGTAATTACCAGAATATCTTTATCTTCTCTTTTTTCCATATGTATAGCATCTACATAAGCCTGTATTAGTATATTATTTATCTTTATTGGAACAAAGACTTCAAGTTTTAATTTATGAGGTATTCGTTGATGATTCTTAAAGAAATGTCTCATACATGATTCATATTTATTTCCTATTTTTTTATTTTTGTCTTCATCACTTCTATCATATTTTAGATTGCCAATAGTAAATTCAAATAGTTTTTCTTCAAATATTTCTATCATATCTGTGTATGATATTTCTTTATTATAATATTTCTCTAATATATCATGTGATGCGTTGCCGAATACTCCATATATTGAATCCTTTCTGTCCTCTGGTATTTTAAGAATATATCGTAAGAAGAAAGTGTACGTATCTCCTTTATATTGATTATATTTAGACCATGAGTAAATCTCATCACAACCTAATTTATTAGCTATTAATTGAATTTCTTCAAATTGTTTTCTCAAGTCTTTTATCCCTCTCTTTAATATATTTTAAACTAATAAGCTTTTATATTCTCCATGGTATTTATCTTCGGCATCTTTTCTTGCCTTAACTGCTTTATTGAAATCATTAAAACTACCTAAATTTATTCTTTGTTTATTAGAAGTAATATAAGCTTTCCATACCTCATATGTTTTATCCCAACTAACTCCTTTCACGCCACTGGTATTATTTTTTGGTTTTGTGTAATTACACATATTCTTTTGATGACTACATATTCTCATATTATTTCTTCTATTATCATTTCTACTTGGTTTGCCATTTTTATGGTCAACTTCCATATCTTGAGGACAATCTAATATGAATCTATGCATTAGTATATGATTAGCTTTATACTTATTTTCTCGTTTAGTATAAGATACATATCCTCTATTATTTATCATCCAACAAATATCTTTAATTTTATCATAATCCTCTAAGTCGAAATAGAATTCTTCTCCTTTACTTGTATACCCTATTCCGTATTCACCTGATAAGTCATATGTATTATATTTCTTTTTTGTTTCTTTATTATAAACTATAATTCTTTCAATACTTAAACAACCACACGACCTTGTATTTCCGCTATTTAATTCGCTTGTTGATGCTATTATTTGTTTGTTGCTTCCACAATCACATTCACACAACCAATAATTACCTCTATTATTTCTATTTTCTGGTTTTTTAACTTTCCTTACGACTGTTAGTCTTTCAAATTTCATTCCCATCAAGTCTTGACTGTTTAATTTAGATATTTTTTCTTTTCTAAGACAACCACAGGATAAAGTGTCACCATTTATTAAACTACCTTTTAAAATGGTTTTTGTCTTAGTGGTATCACAATCGCAAACACATTTATAATAAATTTTATTCCTATTATTTTTATCTTTTATATCAACTCTTTCTAACACTGTTAATCTTCCAAATTTACTGCCTATTAAATCATTATCTTTTATTTTTGTCATTTATATACTCCTTATGTTCTATTTCGTCATATTTAATCCTATACTTTAATAAATAATTAAATATCTTATTGTTGGCATCTGCTGGACTCATTTTTTCTTCAAGTAAATTATATTTATCATAAATATAATAAATATTACGCACACCGTAGAATCTCTCGCATTCTGACCTGATATGATACAAAGACACATCTTTGTCATAAGCAATAATTATCTGTACGTTTAAACCAATTAATATTTTTACTTGCTCATCACTTAGACAATGAGATCCTATAGATACTCCTGTTCCGTCTTTTCTACTATGTCTTTTTAACGTTGATTTTTCCGATTCAAAAACAAATACTCTATTTTCTTCTTGAATTGTCTTATAATTTTCTTGTAATCCATAAATGTGCATGGATTTAGGAAACTTTTTTAAAGGAAAATATTTAGGGATATCGAGCATTTTATACTCAGGAATTGTAGTTCTTCCGATCACACCTACAAAATCATTTTCATCTCCACACCAATGTCGCCAAGGAATAACTATTCTCTTCTTTTCTGCGCTATAGCCTATCTTGAATAATTCACAGGTAAAGGGCAGAACGCCGTCTTCCTTTATCCAATTTATATGGGGTAATGGTATATACTCTTTGATGATTTCATTGTCGTACAACTCAATGTCATCAATGTTTACAATGCATCTTTTTCTTTTTACTTTCTTGAATACGTTCAATGGATCTTTTTTATCAGGTTTATCTTCTTTTATTTTAAATTTGTATTCTAAGCCAAATAACTTATGTAAATATTTATTTGCTTTTGGAAATGAAATATTTTTTATTTTCATTATTAAGGTATATATATCACCTCTAATTACTTCGCTATCTGATTGAAATATTTTAGTAGATAATGTTTCTTTATTTATAGAAATATTATTATTCGATGTATGATTAGGTAGTCCAGACCTGTATTCTTTCGTATACTCCTTAATTCCATGGCAATCTAGGGATTTTAGTATTTCTTGTAATTTATCATTGTCTAATATGTATTGTTTTAATTCTATTGAATTCATAACTAATAACCCATATAAGTGCCTGTATATCTATACTCTCCAAAATACTTCAATTCAGCTTCTTTGCGTACTTGTATTGCATTTTCTATTTTGTCAAAATAACCTAAATTAATCACATTTCCATCGACCGCTATTCTTACATACCATTTTTCATCTCTACTATGCCAACAAACCCCAGTTACACCAGACGTATTATTAGATTGTAAACATTTATTCATACAATTCTGTGAAGTAGTGACAATTCTTAAAAATTCTTTTCTATTATCTTGTTTATTATGATATTTATGATCTATATCCATATCCTTTGGACAATTCATAACTAAGCGATGCATTAAAATATATTTATTCTTTTCTATATTTGTAACAATATAATCATCATGAATATACCAACAATAATCTTTAATCTTCTCATAATCTTCTAAATCAAAATAAAACGATTCGCCCTTGGAAGTATATCCTATGCCATATTCTCCAGTTAAGTCATAAGTATTATGTTTCTTAATTAATTTACTATTTGCACTAGTTATTTCTTTATGTAGACATCCGCACGATTTTGTATCACCATCTCTTAAACTAGAACCCAAAATAATTTTTTTATTACCACAACCATAACCACAATCGCACTCGCATAACCATTGTGTTTGATTGTGAGTGCTGTTTTCCACCCTTTTAATTACGTAAAGTCTCTCAAATATTTGTCCTGTTAAATCTTTAAGTATTGGCATTAATTTTCAATCCTTTCTTTTTAGTTTACCAATCCATAGGTATATTAACTATACCTAATTCTTTATATACATTTCTCGAATAATCATTTTCGCTGATAATCTGAAATTCATCTGTGCTTCCAAATCTATTCTTAGTGACAAATATAATAGTATAAGACTTATTTTTGTCAAGTTTAAAGGGTATGCGAGTAAGTTTATTTTTACCTTCTAATCTAAAACATTTTAATTCATTTTTACCAC